TTTAGGAGTATCTGAATATGCATGATGCATTCTATGAATTCCAGACCAACTTAATGCGGATTGACCTCCACATAATACACCGCAATAAAGCATAATACATTGTCCTATAGGAGATACTTTTATTTCACCATGTGAGAAACAACGATGATAGCCAAACGTAATACCTATAGAAGCTAAGATATAATATAAGATATAAGATTCAATGAATACCATAATACAATTCTCCAAAATAAAAATAGAGGGCTAACCGTGGCCCTCTGCGCGTTCATTACGGAACGACCCGATTCTAATATTATATATTAGAATTTAAAAGATGCACCTACTGTGAGGTTATCTGTATCGAAATCATCATTAGTTTCGATTGTTACATATGCTTCAGCATTGTCTAAGAATGGGTATTTCATAGACCATTCTAGATCCAACTCTTCGTCAGATAGATGTTGCATATCTAGTTCTGTTTCGACACCCCAGTTAATTCCAAATGCAGTGTAACCTACATATGGAGTAGCAGTAATTGCTTCTGCTTCTGTGTCAAAGTTGTATTCAGCTTCTAGCGTTGCGCCTGCTGAAAATCCACCACCTAGTTCGGCAGCGTTGATAGTTGTTGCTGTCAATAGAGCAGCAGTTGTTAGTGCAATGAATTTCAATGTATCGTTCCTTTATTTACGATGCCAGATTTCGTATAGAACCCAAACTGCGATCAAACCAACTAGGCCTTGAGAACCAAGAGCAGCAATAATACCGCTTACGTTATCAATAACACTAGAAACGGGTAGGAAAGGAATGTTGCCTAGACCTAATACTTCTAAGACAATCATCAATGCTGCAAGACTAATACCGACTTCAGCAAGAGATCCTGCCCATGTTTTTACTTTGTTTAGAATTTCCATTAGAATTCTCCTTTGTTAATTAGTGCCACTTTTCTGTTGCTAAGCAAGTGGCCAGCTCCCTGTGATTATGCTGCTAGAGCAAATCCAGAAGGTGCAAAGTTATCGTTTGCATTTGATTTTCGTAGACTCAAATACCAGTCGATCCTATTTCAGCCCCATCATAAACACACGACTTGTGGCTTTCGGCCCTTGTCCTATGCACAGGAAAGCAGGTGCATCTACTCTCATGTGTTTATGGTGGAGCTGCGCGGTACCGCCCCGCGGTCCTGAATACCCTCTAACATCTACATTTTTTATATATCATATTCTACCATAGATTTAAAGGATTGTAAACTAAAAATATTTCGTGGTGATATTTTTATCACAGTGTTTTCAACTAGATTTTTTTATAAATAGTACCGAGGGCGACATTATATCATTAAGATTTGATTTTGGTTATCTTATTTAAACAAATGAGGTCTTAATGATAGATCCGATTTCCGCCATTGGTATGGCTACTGCAGCTTATAATGGTATAAAATCTGCGATATCGACAGGTAAAGAAATATCAGAGATGGGCAAAACACTTGGTCAATGGGCAGGTGCTATATCTGATTTAGACTTTGCACATAAACAAGCAGAAAATCCTCCGTTCTTTAAAAAGCTATTTGGCGCAGATCAAATAGAACAAAATGCTCTTGAGGTCTGGGGACAAAAACAAAAAGCAAAAGAAATGAGAGAAGAGTTGCGTTCTTATATTAGTCTATATTATGGTCCGTCAGCTTGGGATCAGATAGTAAAGATAGAAGGCGAGATGAGAAAGAAACGCAAGGAAGAAGCGTATGCCGCTGAAGAACGTAAACAAAAAATCCTCGAATGGGTCGTTGGGATTATTGCTGCTTTAATAGGAAGCGCAGTTGTTGGATTTATAATTTATTTAGTAGGGGTTAGTCAAGGTAGATGGTAAATGCTAGCACATGTCTTTGTTCTCATACTTATGATAGATGGTAAAGTAGTAAGCCAAGACATGCACTTTTGGTCAATCGAAAGATGTAACTATTTTGCTGGGCAAATGGTAAAAAGATATGGTCGAGGAAAAATACCTGACGAACAATCACCATTTGCTTATTGCAAACCTAAACTAGTAGACACCAGCAAAATAAAACCAGAAGTTTATTAATGATTTAAATCATGGTTATGTACAGCCATGATAGCATAATGAATAACTTTCATTAAGTCATTTCGATTATAACCATCTTTTTTTCCATAACGCTGAGCATACTTCATAATATTGCCAATGCAAAAACCTTCTGCATGGCCACTATCGAAAATAAACTCAGTCGCTTGAAATTTATTCTTAGCATAATGCTGAGTATATGTAGCATCAACATATTCTTGAATTTGATTTACAATTTCTTTTTCATTGAATTTATAATCAATAGTAGGAGCCCAAACAAATGTATAATCTTCGGTTTCTTTGGGGTTAAAGTCTATAGTCATATCGCCCATAGTGCTTGTATCAATTGTGATGAATCCATCATCTTCAAGTTCTTTTTTCTTTTTCTTAGCCATTATTTTCTCCTATAGAAGATATGAGAACCAATTCTCGTTACACGATCGAGAGTAGGTGCCCAATAAGGTTTCACATAAGAAGCATGGTAATGAGTAGAACCTTCGGTGATTCCTTTAAACATTTCATGAATATAGAAATCACGAGCAAATTTACGTGAACGTTCCCATGCTTCTGAATTATTTGGTGTGTCAGCTTTACCATCACAGTACCAGCTAAACTGACATTTATGCTTCCCTTTTTCATATCCATCGTGAACTACATCGCATATAGTATCAGGATATCTGTGACTTTCAACTCTATTTTGAACCACGTCTGAAACCGCCATAGCATCAGCCATACTTACAGCTCGTGTTTCAAAATAGATATTTAACGCAAGACATTCGAGTTCTTGAGCGTCAAATCTATCTTTTTCTAGTTTTTGAGCATATGCTGGAAAAGCATAAATGCTACCAATAACCATACTGCCTGTTAGCAATCCAGATAAGATTGTCTTCCACATTATTTTTGCCTCATATAATATTGATGTACCAACGGTTCGCCTGCACATATACGTTGGTACAATTCACTTAGACCAATTTGGTGGTACTTTGCCACTTCTTTATATAATTGATCTACCATTCTTTTTTATCACCATGTTTCTCATTGAAATCATAGCCAGCATAGTACTCATCAAGTTCTTGCTGAGTCATATCGTCTTTCTCTATGCGAGAAGACGAGTAAGTTGCACCACTATAAAAATGAGGATCAAAGAAACGACCGTAATACGAGTCAGCCGCTCCGCGATCGAAAGGACCGCCATGGCGGTCGTCGTATAATTTTCCATTGTGTTCTACTCCTTTTCCCATTAGTAAGTCTCCAATCCGGTGAAACCTTCTTGAGTCCAACCACGAGCTTCAGCATGTGCCTCTACAATACGATGGTAATTGATCTGAGGCCATAGACCTTCTTTCTGAGCCCACTGTTTCATATCAGACTGAACCATAATCGATTGTTCGCCTTGAGCTGTTTTAGCGTTGATACGATCTACTTCTTCAAAGATAAGGTCTGTTGAATTTGGCATAGACATTATACTAACTCCTCTTCGAACAACTTAGTGAAACCGAAATTTGCTACAAGATATTTTTCTTGTGTATCAGTATCTTCGATAACGTCACCTACAGATACTGAAGCCATACGGTCTGCAATGCGGCGAATGTATGATTCAGGTCCAATGTTACCAACTTGAAATACACCGTCAAGATCAGGTGCTGTAATTTCAGAAACCAATGTGTATGACCAATCGTTGAAAAGTTTTTCAGCCAAAGATTTAGGATCTTTGCCAAAACCTAGGTCAAAACGTTCATCGCGAAAATCTGAACCTTGTAGCTGGTATACGTTGAACTTTTTCATAACATTCTCCTTCATTTGATATAACTATCCTACTATATCCTGAAAGCAATGTACATGCTTTTTTTAAATTTCTTTTTGTTTAAAATCAATAACTTGTGATTTTTTTATTTTTTAATGAATTTTTTTATGATTGGAAACACTTTTTCAATCTCTTTGGCACATTCAAGAGCAACTTCACAGTGTTCTTTTTGTGTGCCATTTCCAGATCTCAGCTCGATATAGTGCATCCATGAACGAATAGTACCATTCATATAGATTCGTGACATCATATTACCTTCAGGTAATACAGAACGAGCTTGTTCTTTAGCAATACCATTTTCAATTGCCCAATTATAAGCATCTTGAGATTGTTTAATAATGCCAGCTTGTTTACGTCCCCACTCAGCAATCAAATCTAGATGCCTTTGATTTTCAACCAAAGATGGATCGTTTTCGATTTCAATAGAATTTTGACGATTAGTATGATCTTGAAGTCGAGCTTCACGTTTAACCATATCTAAATCTTTAGTTGGATCAGCATATCGCTGACTAAATTCTTGAAAGCTAAAACTTCTATGTCTTAAGATTTGTCGCGCGATGTCTCTTGTGGTTTCGATTTCGAGGCATGCTGAGACCATTTCGAATGGCGACCAGTGAGATTCTTTGGCAAGGTATGACAAGAGTCTCTCAGCTGTCTTCTTATTGGATTGGTTCGATGGATTGGAGACACGGGCGCAATACGCGATGAGATCTTGGGCATCATCAATTCCTATAAAAGCATCTTCTGCGGGTTGTGAATAACTAATTAGTCTTACATTAGGTTTCAAAGTTTAAAATCCTCAAATTTCTTTCCAGCTGGAGTTTTGTCAAATACAGGTGTATCGTCAGTTAGCGTTTGTTGGGAATCATCCACATCATAAAGGCGCATACGACTTCGATCAATACCAACAACAAATCTTTTATAATTAGTAGGATCGTTATACCTGTTCTTAAGCTGTTTGACCATAATTTGACCATCGCGTTCGAGCTCTTCGGTTGAGATGAGTGCAAACATGAGGTCTGCGGTTGCGGGTAATCCAAAAGACTCAGAGGTATCTTCAAGCCCAACATCCGAGTTAGAATAACCACTGCGAGTCGTTTGCGTTGCAGAGAATATCGGTAAGTCGTATTCCACTGCAAGACCTCGTAATTCTTCAGCAATTGCTTTAATGTAGTTGTATGAATTGATAGCACCACCCATTCCTTTCATACGGCTAGATGCACAGATATTAAGATAATCGATAAAGATAATATCAGGCACAAATTGTTTCTTGAGTTTTAATTCATTTAATAATGCTCTGAAATGGCCAGCATGAGCAGAACCAGTTGGGTATTCTTTTACGATAAGTTTACCAGTCGTTTTA